GACAAGTTCGTCTAAAAATATCATCCAATAACTGGGGATGGGCAACAATTACTGGGTATACTTCTGGGACGGTTGTCAACGCGACGGTGAACAGTACATTTACAACAACTGGCGCAACAACAAACTGGGCATTCGGATATTTTGGAGGGACACAAGGGTGGCCTTCTGTCGGGACTATTTACGAACAGCGCCTTATAATGGCAAATACCGCCAATTATCCAGCGACACTTTTTGCAACTGAAACTGGCGGGTTTGGCACAAACGCTAAGTTCTCTCCAACAAATGCGACTGGTACTGTTGTCGATTCAAACGGATTTGTCTACACCATTGGAGATGACCAAGTAAACGATATACGCTGGCTGTCCTCCGGGCGCATCCTAATGATTGGGACGGCTGGTGGTGAGCATTCTATGACGGGAGGAACTGCGAGTTCCTACGCGCCCGTAACTCCGTCAAACGTTACCATCAAGCGCGAATCTAAGACTGGATCTGCCCAAAATGTGAGGGCTCACCGAGTTGGTTCGGCTATTCTGTACACGTCACGGTCTGCTTTAAAACAGCGTGAGTTAAATTATGACTTTGGAATTGACAGTTTCATAAGCCGTGACGTGACCATTTTCAACGACCATATTACTCACTCTGGTATTGTCGATTCTGACTTCCAAGATGAGCCAGATCCAACATTGTGGGCGGTTTTAAACGACGGTGATTTACTTGGCTTCTCGTATGAGCGCGACCAAAAAGTTGAGGGTTGGCACCGTCACAAACTTGGTGGGACCAATACTGTTGTTAAATCAGTAGCGTGCATCCCTAAACCAGACAAGAATGGTGATGACGCTTGGTTGATTGTTCAACGTACCATTAACGGATCAACTGTTCAAACTGTCGAATACATCACTGATTATTTTGACGGAGCGAACAATGGTAAAGACAGCGCGTTTTTTGTTGATTGTGGTGCTACTTACGATGGTTATTTAGACGCGACATTGACACCAGGAGCCACGACTGGGGTAGGTGTTACGTTCACAGCTGGATCATCTGTGTTCACAGCTTCCATGGTTGGGGACCAAATCCGGTCTGGTACAGCGAAAGCGACAATTACGGGGTATTCGTCCGGGACTGTTGTTACAGCCACTATCACATCTGACTTTCCATCTGTATCTCCAATTGCTTCTGGCTCATGGTCAGTAGCCACGATGAATGTGACGGGCCTAACGTGGTTAGAAGGTGAGACAGTCTCGATCCTCGCTGATGGCTATTACGCAGGTCAGGATGAGGTTTCTTCTGGTGAGGTGGTAATCACAGCCTTCGCGTCAAAGATTCACGTAGGGCTTCCGTATAACGCTATAATGCGTACTCTACCAATAGAGGTAAAACAGTTCGGTACAATTGCAGGTAACGTGCGCCGTACTCATAAGTTATTCTTCTATCTTACGGAAACGATCGGGCTTATTGTTAATAATATGATTAACACCGTGTCCCAAGTCGTCCCATTTGGTGGCGGTACGCATGACCTCGATGAAGGCCCCGATTTGTTCACGGGTGTATTGGAGACAGAACCTCCAATGGATTACGACCAAGAAGGTATTATTGAAATTAAACACACTTGGCCGACAAACCTGACGATCAATTATATTGCACAAGAGCTGGTTATAAATGATTAGGTTTAAGCCGCTAGACACTCAAACGCTACATGATTTTAAGCCAATTCCATTGCAAGCATGGGCGATGGAATCCACGATAGATATGTTCTCAGATGGGTTTCCTCCACACCAAGCGGCTATGTTTGATTTTCTTGATTGTGTTTTGATTATGGGCCTGATGGAACATGAACCAGGGATATTCTGGACTTGGACATTATTTGGTGTTGGGTTCCGACCAATTCATTACAAGCACTTTAAGATATTCTGGCAAAATTACCTAAACCTCTTGGAATATAAACAAATATCGCATATAATAGATAAGCAGAAACCATGGACTCGTCACATGGTGGACTGCCTCGGGTTTAAATACAGTCATGATTATGATGAAAATAATGAATGGTGGATTATAAAATGGGTGTAGCACCAGTATTAGCAGTAATGGCGGTTACGCAAGTTGCTAAAGGAATTAAAGAATCAAAAGAACTTGCAGCGATGGCGCAAGCAACAAAACGAGAAACCGACGCCAATATTTTTAATCAACAACAAAAATTTAATATTGATAAAGATAGGTTGACTCGCCAACAAGAACAATTTGCTGGTAAACAAACGGTTACAGCCGCTGGATCGGGTGCGACATTAGGGTCATTTGATAGTCTATTTGCGGATACATCTCAACAATCTGTCATGGATCAGGCACTTCTGGAATATGACAAGAATCTTAATATTGCAAATACTGCGTATGAAGGGCAGATGAAGAAAAAACAATTATACGGGAAGAGCAGATCTGCTTTACTTTCAGGTTTTCAAAATGGAGCTATGACGATGTTTGGAGGTGCTGCGGGAGGAGCTGCAAGTGGCGCGAGTGGGTTTGCAGCAAACGCGGGCAGCAATAGTATGGGTCAAATTGCTGGGGCGCAAATGAGTTCCTCTTCGTATGGTCCGTATCTTAATTATGGCTCCCGATCAATGAGTGGTTACTAATGAAAATTCCAATATATGATCCACAAATAAGCGCAAACGCCCCCCAATACAATGGTGTTGCCGATATTCGTACAGACACGTTAGGTCAAATTGCTGACGGGTTGCAGACATATAGTAAGTATAGAGAGGCGCAACTCGATCAAGAACGCAAGACAGAACGGTTCAAAGCCGACTCCGCTATTAAATATGAACTCGAAGACGCTCACTCTAAGATGATTGACGCTATTCAAAACGGTGGCGCCTACGCCGATGCCGAGACCAAATACCAAAAGACGTTTAATGAGACACTGGCTAAGTACATGCCAGCTATGGGTGATGACCCAAATGTTACAGAACGTTTCCAGGCTGAATACAAACGTTACGGATTGGGCCACACGGTACAGTTGCGTAATGCTGTGCAGGCGCGGAGACAAAGTGATGCTACAGGCTCTGCTGAACTTTTAAAGGCGCAGAAAATGGAAGCATGGCGTCGGGCAAACTTAGCTGGGGACACAAAAACCGCCGATCAAATCGCAAAAGAAATCCCTGCTATTTATTCTAAACTTACTGCTGTTGGCGCAATGTCCCAAGGCAAAGCACAGGCTATGATTATGTCTGATGTCTCAAGCATGAAAGTTGAGGGAGTTGGGTTTATAGCTCAAACAGATCCGAATAAGGCGTTATCTGTTCTTGACGAGCAGTATAATAAGAAAGAGATTTTGGCAGAAGATTATATTAAAGCCCGTGGCCCTTTAATGACAAAAGTTGAGGAGCATAACGCTATTATCGGGGCGCAACAACTATTTGCGACAGCACCGACTGCTTTATCTGAAAAACAGATGGGTGTGCTTGAAACATCCTACATACAAAAAGCGAATGAAATTAAAAAAGCAAACCCAGACGCCGGGCAGCAGTTTTTCTACGAATCTCAAATTGATATGGCTAATAAGACAGGTCAATTTGGACCGCAATTTACAAACCAAATGAAAAACATGGTGTTTGCTGATCCAGACCGTATGTCGCAATCAGATAAAACAACTGTGTCTGAAATAGCAAAAGTGTATAAAGACGCTCCCAAAACTGCCCAAATGAAACTAGACGCACAGACACGTGTAGCAATGGATTTAATTAACGCACGCATTGAAGCTGGTATGCCTGACTCATCTGCTGTGGATCAAGTTCTTCGTGCTATGAAAGCAATACCGACTGGGAAAGAACTAGATAACTTTTCAAAAGATACGTTAAAAGAATTTGAAAAAGCAGGCGGATCTGCGTCTGCTTATCTGTATGACCAAAGAAATTGGGGTATTCCATGGGTTGAATCTGTTTATGGTTATACCCCATCTGCTGATGAAATATCATCTTTTGAGAATAACTATATATACGCACGCGCTATGGGAGAATCACCTGGCAACGCACGAGCTTTAGCTGCTAAAGATGCACAACGTAATGTGGGATTCTACAAAGGTGAACCAATGAATTTCGCCCCCAGTATGCTGTACCCTGGCGTAAAAGACAGTAGTTTTGAAGCAGTTGCTGTGATACCTGCTATAAAATCCATTGGGGCATATAATGACAAAATAAAGTACATCATACAGCCTGACCTTGTAACAAAACAAGAATATGCTTTTAGGGGACAAATAGCAAAAGATGGGGAAATGATCCAGCCAACATACAGAATTATGATGCAGGATGAAATGGGGGCAGTCATACCAGTAACAGATTCGTCTGGTAAAGTGTACCCAAACATAAGAACATCTAAATTAAATTATGCAACGGATAAACGATTACCATTTCAAGACACGCTATTCGGTACACCGCAAAAGTTTGTGGAGACATTAGCTAAATGATTATAAGAAAAAATGAAGTCAGATATGGAAGCACTGAATCAAAGCCGACAGAGCGTGATATTAATGGCGTAGATCAACCATACAACTTTGAAATACCAAATACAGCAATATCTAAACCAAAGCAAGAATATAGCGTTTTGGATGCAATGACGACTGTCCTTGAGGGCGGGTCTCCTATCGGTCAGTTTGTCTATGATGTCCTAGATGACAACACAGAAAAAGCAAAACAACAAGTAAATTATGACCAGCTAAATAAAGGGTTTAATAAGTCCGATTATTTTATGCAATCAGGCGCGTCTTTAAAAGAAGCTGAAACATATTTTGAAGATGTCCACTCGTACGCCGACGCCCAAGCCTGGTCAGCTAAAAGAGCTTTTGTAAACAAATCAAAAAACGTTGTTGAAAACTCTGGATACAGCGGAGTTGTTGCTGATTTGATTTCATCGACAATTGGTGACCCTGTGTTTGTTGCGTCAACCGTTGTACCTGGTGCGGTTATATCAGCAAGAGCGAAGTTAGCGGCAAGATCAGCAAACATAGCTGCTGAAAAAAATACAATTGGAGCAATTGCATTAGGTAATTTTGATAGAGCTATAGATCAGACATTGATGACGTCTCGTATGCCAATGGTGTCTTTAGCCCCAAAAAACAACATATCTATCTTAAAAACAACGGGAGAAGCATTACTTGGTGGTGCAGCATTTCAAGGTGTTGATGAAATTATGCGCCGTGAACTTGATCCGACAAGGACACAAGAAGACAGCACAAACGCCATTATAACAACAACGTTGTTTGCTGGTATATTAGGCGGTGCTTTTGGGACATATCAACATTTAAAATCAACAAGCTCATTAAAGCGCGTGTCATCGGAAAAGCCAGATACAAAGGTATTTGATGACATGGCAGATGACAGTGCCGGTGCTGCACGTGCCGGATTCACTGAAAAGCTAACAGCTGATGACATTAAGCTACAAGGAAATTCGTACTTGGCTCCATTTACAAAAGCAACGGCTGGATTGCTTGGGCCGCGTAATCGTGGGGTGTATTTCCAAGATGTTGATATGGTTAAAGATTATGCCGACATCTATGGGCAGCCAACTGTGAGATTAAACCTGACTACAGAAGGAAAAGCCTTCCGTGAAGGCTTGGCTGAAATACATCATACTGTTTCAAATTCTCATTTGCCTACAACTTACACAACAGAACAATCAATTAGAGAGTTGATGAAAGTTAAGAATATTGATCGGCAAGCCGCTGAAACTGAATTTTACATTTTGGCGCAAGGCACAAAAGATCTTGATGATGTAACGATACAAAGATTGAAACAAGAGAACCCACAATCTGCTGGTGTAATTGACGCTATTATTGCTCAAAAGAAATTGATGAAATCTACGCGAGAAGAAGCGGACCAATTAGGATTTGGAGAAGAATACGGTAATATAGAAGGTTACTCATTTCCGCTTCTCACAAACAAAGATAAAGGTATTGCCGATCAAGTTGGATTGCATCAAGCGTTGAAAGATGCGTCTCAAAAACGTATGGTCGAAATTCAAAACAAACTACAAGGCGGCGTTAATTCATTAGAAAACCTAATGAAGGCGACAGAAGCTGAACGTGAATTTCAGATTATGCAGTTTGCAAATCAAAGAGGTGTCAACCTTGATGATATTGTTGAAGGATCAACTGGTTTCGGTGGCGCAAATGAAAAAGTATTGCATCAGCCAAAGTTTGCTGGTGAAAAACCAGATGTTAAGGTAAAAGCTGGTGGCAAAGATTACACCGTAAAATTCGACTCTGACTTTGATTATGCTCTTTATAATCTTAATTCAAAAGACAAGCAAAGCGAGTTCTTTAAATTTGCACGTAATAATTCAGAGTTGACAGATCAAGAAATTATATCTGCTGCAAAACAGGTTAAAGACCGAGTTAAAGAATTGTCTAAAGCTGGCATTAAAGCCGACACGATTGGAGTTAAGCGTGTCTATGATAATCAGGTTTCATTACAGAGCCCTGCTCTTGAGGGCATGGAGCGTGCGCCTAAGAAAGCCCGCACACTACCTGCTGAAACCGGTAACAGACGCATTGATAATGCTAATAAATTATTTAAAGACGACGCTGAATATCAAGCCATGATGGACGACCTCATGGAGCAGACACGCCAATTACGTGTCGCTATAGATGATGTTGAGGAGTCTGCAAAAGCGTGGGCTGACCAAGCATTGACGCGTTGGACAAGCGGGCTCCCAGGATACGCTGATTTTGTTGGGTTTGGGCGTATGCGCGACAAGCCTGGCTTTTGGAATAGACGCCTTCTAAACCCAGTTGACTTTGCCAAGTGGGCCGAAACAAACCCACAGATATTAAATTCATATTACTTTAATCAACACGGACTTGCTGTTGGGTTGAAGAAAAAATTTGGCACACATAAAACAGATGTGGCGTTTAAAGCTATCCGTGAGAAGTACGATGTTCGAGCAGCAAAGATGCGTAATGCCGGTGATTATGAAGGTGCAACTAAACTTCTTGATAATGTTGGACGCATGGAAAAAGATTTCACAGCGGCTGTCGAGCAAATGCAGGGAACATACGCAAAAGACTTTTACCAAAAATATGGTGCAGCTGCATCAACTATCGCAGCCGCAAAAGTTATGACTGGTCTAGCTAAACTTGGTAATGTTGTTATGGGCTCGCTTCCAGAGCTTCCTGCTATATTTATGACGCATAACATGATGGAAGTTATGCCGACGATTAAAGATGCTGTTAAGTTCCTGTCTACTAGAGAAGGGTGGAAGATGGGGACAAAAGACCTGCAAGGAACTGGTCGCGCATTTGAATTAACCTTGAACGATATGCAATACGCTGCGCTTACTTCTGGTGGCGGAATTGGCGAAGCACTTGTAAAGGGTGAAAATTATTTGGGCTTCGCTCGTAAATGGGGGCAAAGATTAAACGGGCAAGTGTTTTATGATTCATTTATTAGATCTGTTGCAGGTCTAACGCAACAAACAATGTTAATTCGTAACCTACGAAAAATGGCATCCGGTAAATTATCTAATAAAGATTTAGAAAACCTTGCTTATTTGGGCATTGGGAAGCACGAGGCTTCATCTTTTCTCAAAGAGTTGGAGCCGATTTTACACGAAGAATCTGGGCTTGTATTTTTGAACCTTGACAAGATTGCAAATAAGGAAATCGGGTACCGCGTTAAAGTCGCTTTGGACCGTGACTTACGTAGAACATATCTTGTTTCACGCACTGGTGATTTACCTCATATTATGATGCATCCTGCAATGAGCTTGGTTATGCAATTTAAATCATGGCCCATTCTTGCTACGCAAAATTATATGCTACCTATGCTTCAAAAAGCTGACGCTAAAACATTATCAACTTTTGCGATGATGTCTGGTGTTGGTGTGATGGTCACATTGGCAAAAGAATCAATGGCTGGCAGAGATATATCAAACGTAGATCCGATAGCTGCTTTGTATTCTGGTGTCGATACTGCTATTGGTGGTATTTTTTCAGAAGTGTTAAATCCGGTAGCTGGTCATATTATGAAAATGAACGGTGTTGAGCCATTGGGCGGCTCTAAATTCTACGACAAGCGCACAGCATTGGAAGGTTTCATGGGACCTGCTGCTGGGATGTTGAACGATGTGTTCCGTGGAGGATACTACGGAGTACAGGCATTAGAGGCAAAAGCTGGGTTCGATGTTAATGACACATCAAGTCAGGCAGCGCAGTCCATTATGCGAGTTATGCCGATGAATAACTTTCCAATTTTAGGTAACGCTTTCAAAGAATACTTGGCACCAGCAGGAAAATAAGGTAAAATAAACACCATGACCATTTCATCCACATACGCTCCAGTGCAATACAATGGGAACGGTGTTACAACCGTTTTTCCGTTTCCGTATGAGTTCTACAACTCAACGGATTTGATTGTAAAAAGCACTGTAATTGCAACAGGCGCGACGACGACTTTGACATCACCAACTGATTATTCTGTGTCTGGTGGATCAGGCTCTACGGGTAATGTGACATTTGTGTCGGCGCCAGCAAGCACGGTTCGCATCACTATTGAATGTGCTATTCCTTACACACAAGGCCAAGACTATCAGGAGAACACAGCGTTTCCAGCCGCGACGATCGAGACTGGCTTTGATAAATCAGTTATCATGGCGCAGCAAACTAAAGCGTTGACAGATTACGCTTTAAAGTTTGAAACAACTGACCCTCCCGCGTCCATTGGAACTATCCCAAATAGCGTCGCAAGGGCTAATGCCATTCTCTCGTTTGACGCCTTGGGTAAACCTTCTGCCGTGACGTTGGCGTCTTTGGGTTCTTCTATAAACGTATCCCTAACATCTCCTCAAAATGGCGATGCTTTGGTCTACAATGCTGGTGTTTGGAATAACAGATCGGTATTAGCATCGTTGGGAACAAACATCGCGTCTGCAACAACTACCGCTATTTCTGCTGCGGATAGCGACTTTGTTACAGTTACCGGCACAACAACAATTACATCTTTCGGAACACCTGCTTCTTTTGCGCGTAAGCATATCTGGGTTGTATTTTCCGGTGCCTTGACTTTAACTCATAATGCGACATCGTTGATCCTCCCAGGCGGAGCAAGTATTACAACGGCTGCTGGTGATGTCGCGGAGTGCGTGCATATTAGTGGTGCTAATTGGCGTGTGGTTACGTATCAGAGAGCGAGTGGGGCGGCTGTATCAGGTGGGAATATAGGGCTTACTTTAATCGCCACAACAACCGTATCATCACCTGTTGCTTCTGTTGATTTCGTCAATGGTGTTGGTGGTGTTGTGTTTAATGGCACGTACAAATCTTATATTTTAGAGATTATAAATTTAATCCCAGCCACAGATAACACAGAAATATTCCTTAGAACAACATCGAATACAGGTGTTTCTTACGATAGCGGTGCAACAGATTATCATTATAATGCTTCTGTTTTAGTATCTTCTGGATCGTTGTCTGCAAATGGGAACCAAGCCGCGCAATTTGCCGTTGGTGGAGCAACTTGTTTATGTGGATTAAACGCAAATGAGAACGCCAACGCAATAATTAAAATACAAAACCCAGCGTTTACAGGCGGATATAAAACAATATATTCAAATCAATTTAACTCATCTAACGTTGGGACAGAGCCTACATTGGCTAGTGTAGTTGGGCATAGAAGGACTGCCTCTGCGATAGATGGGTTTAGAATACTTATGTCCGCAGGTAATATTACCTCCGCTGTTTTTAAATTATACGGGTGCAATTAACATGAAAAAACTTGTAAACGGTCAACTTGTTGATTTAACACCAGAAGAAATTGCAGCACGTCAAGCAGAAGAAGCCGCGTGGTTGGCAGAGCGTCCAGTTAAAAACTGGGAAGCCGCCATGGCAGAAACAGACGCTAAACTCCCACGTTACGTTGAGGACATCATCGACGCAATGGATAAAACAACACGTGATAAGATTTCTAAGAAAACGCTTGATGCTTACAATGAAAAGAAAGCCAAGCGCGCGGAGAAACCCTGAACTATGACCGAAGAAATCAACCGCACATTAGGTGAAATTAAAGGCACGCTGGTACAATTCCAACGTGACACCGAACGTCGTTTTGATGAATTAAAAGATGGCATGGAAGCGGCGAATAACCGCGCTGTTAATGCTGAAAAACGCGCAGATGAAGCACATAATTTTGCCCACGGGCTTGTTAAGCGAGCCGCATGGATGGGTGCGGGGGCCGGTATAGTATTTTCCACCATTGCTTTTTTTATTAAAAACAAAGCCATCGCCTCTATATTTGGAGTACATTAAATGATTAGGACAAGAGCACGCGGTAGAACAAGTGGTAATTCATGGTTTAAGAGTGCGTCATATCTTTTAAACAACGTCGCCCCTGCCCTCATTCACGACTACGCGAAAAACCGTTATTATAACACAACGGATGGCGTTATTAGTTTCCCGGTTACGACAACACGCACAACGAACGCCACGATGTTTGATTCAAGTGGCAATCTGGTGTGGGCACCTGCGAATATGCTGACAAATACAGACACATTTGGGTCTGGTTGGTCGTCAACGGGTTCGTCCATATCGGCGGCTGGCATTTCATCACCTGCAGGTACGGCGTATAGACTGATCGAGAGTGCGGCGTCTGCCTTGCACGCCTATCAATCACAGGCCGCGTCCATCGTCACGGGACAGACCTATACGGCTTCAATCCATATCAAGGCGGCGGAACGTGGCTTCGCTCTGTTTGCGATGACGGCATACTTCACGACAACGGCCATCCAAATTGATCTTTCCACTGGGGCCGTTACTGTCGGCACGGGCACGCCTATTGCGTACGGGTCACAGAATATGGGTGATGGATGGTGGCGCGTGTGGGTCACGCAGACCGCAACGTCCAGTGGGTCGGGAAGCAACGCCCTACTTGTTTACACGTCACAGGATGGTTTGTGGACCAACCGGAGTTATTTGGGCGACGGGACCAGCGGGATTTATATGGCCGCGGCGCAGTTCGAACCGAACGATGTCACATCGCCGAAATCTTATAACGCGTCTGGGGCATCGGCCTATTTCGGGCCGCGTCTAGATTATAACCCAACAACGCTTCAACCGCGTGGGTATCTGATCGAAGCTCAGAGAACAAATAGCATTAGAAATAATACGAGGCAAGGTGGCGTTGCAGGGTCACCCGGCACTGCACCTACAAACTGGTCTATAGCAACAATTCCGGGGGTCACTATAACAACATCATACGGCATTGAGAATGAGATACCATATATCGAAGTAAGCTATAACGGAACCAACACAAGCGGTGCTTTAGCATACCCAACAATTACACCAGAGCAAACAAATAACGTTGCGGCGGCATCCGGGCAGACATGGACGCATTCGGCGTTTGCAAAAAAAGTGTCAGGCGCAGATAGTGAAAGTCAGTGGAATGTTGGTGTTGTCGGGCGAGATTCTGGTGGGGCTCTTGTATCCGGCGAGTCAAACACAACTGATTTTGTTGGAGGGGCGCGTCTATCAGATAGTCGTGTTCAGGTGTCGCGCACGTTTGTTGATGCGGCAGTAGCTTTTGCTCAACCTCGGATTACACGGGATTCGCTTGGTATCGGCGCGACCATGGACATCACGATAAGAATTGGACTTCCGCAACTTGAGCAGGGCGCGTTTGCTACGTCTGCTATACCAACGTATGGCGTTGCAGCGACAAGATCAGGAGATATTGCAAATCTCATAACACCTCCGCCTTATAGTGCTACAGGAACGACATATTACGCAGAGTTTGAGCGTCAAGGGACACCAGTTAATAGCTCTTCCGAGGCATCGTCCGGCGTTTGGTTCTTCGGCACAAGTGGTGGTACGCAAGTTTCCGCACCTTTTGGTTTTGGAGCGGCGAATCAAATACGGGTCGATCTTTACGAGTCCGGTACGCAACAATGTGCATTGTCTGATTTTGCCACACCTTTCACGGTTCATAAATTATGCGCTCGCGTTGCCCCTAATGACGCTAGAGCCGCGTATGATACAGTGCTAACCACATCTGACACTACGGTTGTTATGCCAGTAAGTATTCCGACAACCGTTCAGGCTATTGGTCGCCGTGAGAATGCAACACACCAAATGCACGGATGGTTAAAAGATTTCAGGATATACGAAACGGCGGCCCCAGACGCAAGTTTACAGGCCATAACAGCATAAAGGAAATAGATCATGGTTGATAATGCGTTGCGTTGTACAGAAAATGATTACCCTTCCCTCCTTGGATTGGCTCAAGCTATGGGTGTTATCACTATAGAAGGAAATACTGTTATCCCAGCAGACGGCATCACATGGGATTATATCGGATACAAGCGCGTTGGCGAACCACCAGCAGAGGGCGAGCTAGACACACGCACAATACTGTCAAACCCGCAAGGCCATAAATACGTCCATATCAACGTGCGGACACCGTTCTCTGTTGGTGAAATGGCAATGACAGCAGCAGCCGAGAACCCAGCTATTGCCGCCGCCCTGGGCGACCCGTCGCGTTTCTTTGTGACAAATCCGGACGGCACAGCTAAAGACCCTGAATTTCCAATGAGAGTGTTTCTGTGAAACGAATTACCAAAGTATTCAAGGACCTAATGACACCTGATGACCAAGGTCAAAGCTGGTACGCTTGGGCTACGAATCAGATGTCACACGCTTTTCTTGGTGCTTTGATTGCGACGTTCGCCGGGGCCTATTGGCTAGTCACTGTTCTAGGCGTTGCGATGGCTAAGGAAGGCTTTGATTTATACAAGGTGTTTAATAGCCGCGCTATTGTTGACAGCATCACAGACGTTTTGTTTTGGGTCGGCGGGGCAGGCGTTGTGGCAGGTGGTGATTATCGGTATTGGTTTGTTGGCGGGCTGTTTGTCTTGTTTGTTGTTGGCGTTTACTTTAGGACTGGAAAGAAATGAACAAAGATAAGTTAATTAACGACTTAAAGCGTGATGAGGGGTATGTCCCGCACGCATACGAAGATTCACTAGGATATTTGACAATTGGATATGGAACGTTAATTGACAAGCGTGGCGGCGGAATTCCAGAAGATGTCGCATCTATTTTGTTACAACGCCATGTTGATGACAACATCGCAAAAGTTAATAAACAGTTACCATGGCTATCTAAGCATCCTGAACACGTACAGCGTGCAATCCATAATATGGCATATCAGCTTGGTGTAGCAGGATTACTGTCTTTCAAAAATACATTGCGCTTGGTGGAGCAAAAACGCTATAATGAAGCTGCGGACAATGCTTTATTGTCGCTCTGGGCTAAGCAAACGCCGAATAGAGCCAAGCGCACAACCGACCTTTTAAGGGGTATAACATGACTCAAGATACCAAATCATTCCTGCAATCCCGGACGATCTGGGGTGCTATTATTTCTGTTGTCGGTGCCGTCATGAGTGCAGCCGGTTTTGATACTGGTGCGCTCAATGGCCTTGACGCTGAAATGGTTATCCTTGTTGGAGGTGTCCTCTCGACATACGGACGCTTCAAAGCAGTACGAAAAATCAAATAAACCTAACGCCCTTCGGGGCGTTTTTTATGGAGGATTTTATGTCGAGACATAAGCGCAAACCCTTCCAACGTAAAGGCCCGATAGTCGATTTGTTTAATGAGCAGTGTGGATTTTGCTGCTATTGTTCTGGTAAGATGACGCTGAAACTTGGGCGGCATAATACCGCCACAGTTGAGCATATCTTACCAAGATCACATGGTGGGAAAGATCACTTTAACCGGGCTGCTGCCCACGCATCCTGTAACCAGGAACGTGGCAACACACCTCTTTTAGTTTATTTAGCTGAACGTCTGGACACTAGTCGAGCCCCAGCAACTTTTTTAACTCGTCGTCACCAAATTCAACTTTCCCCTTATACGCCTTCTTAGCGTGTTCAGCGCAATAGGGCTTTTCAAATTCTGCCTTACATCCACACCATCCATCATCTACAGGCCACTGGCAATTACCCCTGTCTGGTAACATCGCCAACAAGCGCGGCTGTTTGATTGGCTTCTTACGGCCAACACGAACGGATGACATGACGTTGTTGCCGTTTCCAATTGATAGACCTAATCGGTGGGCCTTCCCGCAGACGGAGTTCTTTGAAAACCCAAGCCTATCCGCTATTTGCCTTGCGGAAAAACCATCTTTGATTAGGAACTTTAATTTCTCAACAGCCTGTTCAGGCCATTCTTTTGGCAACATGACGCTCTTTCCTTCTGATTGAGTTTGATAGATCCCAATAGATTAAAGCCGCCTCGGATGGACGGCAATCGAATGGGAAGAAACGGGATACTTGGTGGAATGGGTAGACGGGAAGGATAACGCAGAAGATAATACCGTCATCATTAGAAGATGACATTTCAACGCCAAAGCCATCATCCATGAAGGCTTCGACCATCCATTCAAGAAAACTCTGTGTCTCCATGATTCCCCACAATCTTCTGGATAGCTTTTATTTGTATCGCAAGCTTTTTTGTTTTTCTTATTTCGTCTCTGCAAGCAAGTCTGACACGTGCGTCAAAATCACCTAGTAAATCTAGGTAGTTTGATTCAGCCGCCTGCAGCTTTTTTTGCAATCGCTGGATCGTTTCATCTTTTGTTTCGGGGAGGGGGTTATCCATCTATGAAGCCAACTTTAAAATGGGCTAGATGTTTTTCGGAGGGTAGTAGGTTTTTGCAGGCATCGACATGGGCAAGGATATTGTACTTCTGCCATGTGTGTCCGACTGGTTGGTCGTGACGTTCAAACTCTTGTTTCGATACAAAAGCGTTTGCGGCTGAATCGAATAGTTCTAAAAGACGCTCTTGATACGCAACTTCCACACGTTCTTTTTCTTGACCGACTCTGGTCGCGTTAATCCATGTCGCACGTAGTTCCATCATAGCCTCCACACTAGGGTTAATTAAACTTAATTACATCACCAACGGGGAAGAGCCCCCATTGGGAAATAGATATATAAACAATGCCGTCTTCAATTACATATTCTTTCATTTTAATACAACCTCGAATCAAAGAACTGGTGGTTCATAATCTTAATTTTGTTTGGTTCTTCCAAATGGTATGTTGAATTAAGCGTTGTTGCAACCATCTTATTGAAGTCCATTTTGCACAGGCGGGATGTCGTGATTCGTGTTCCGTCTGGAAACTTATCCGACCCTTCGGTAAATCCTGTGAGCGCGGTATATCGCCCAGATCTCATGAATGACCATTGTCTAAGTAACATTTTATTCTCCCAATGCTTTGTCGATTAACGCCATTGTTTTATCTAAAGAGAAAAAATGGTCGTGTTTTTTACAAAATTCAACCTGGTCCCTAACCTGTTTCAAAATATCTGTGTGAAGATCGGCGCGGATGTATTTACCTGTCGGCCCTTCAAACCCGTCAATATAGGATGACGAATAGTACGCCTCACAACTCAAACAATCTTTATGGTCATGCGTTACACCTAAATAAAGAACGGCTGGCATCGTGTTTTGCTGGGTCATGGATAACACTCCTGATGTGCGCGTGGGTCATAATCTGTTATCAATTCGGGGGACGCATAACAAAACAGGTCAGTCAGATAGATCATCATTTTATTAGCGTCATCTGCCGATCTACATACTATTGCCTTCTTACTGCCAAACCCGATAAGTGGTTCTGTTCGTGTGATCTGGTTTCGCAGAAACTCATGCCCGTATATGACTTCACGTTTTTCAACCCAATTTTGAAGTAATATCCAAATTTCTACATTATTTGGCGCAGACAAATTTCTGTGCCAATACGGTTTTCACCAAGTTGGATATAAATTTCGTCGGGATAGTCTAGCATAATCACTTTCTCCCTTGTGCTATATAATCTGCCAAAGCATACAAGACGCCAGATAATCTTTGAGCGCACTCGGTATCAATTTTAGACAAATCGTTATATCTAAGATATTTTGGAACCATACCGCAAAGCCCCTCAAGAAAACTCCTTGTATGATTTGACAAGTGGTTCATCTCTCCGCAAGGCCAAAGGCTTCGCAAAAAAGCATCGGCATGTTCCTGTGTAACGTGTATTTTTTCTTCTTCCGTCATCTCAAACCCCCTTCTGTAATTCGGCGTATGCGCGTTCAATAACTGCGTGAAGCCGACGCAATTCTTGTTGTAAATATGCCTCCGATGCGTATTTTGCATTAAACCAAAGACCGTCATCTTCTGCCTGTTCAAGAACAGTTTCTAATATTTCAATCACCGGAACCCGTGGCGATTGCAGGGCGGCGCGGATTGTTTCTTTTTCACAATGAGCCATAATTTTAGGGTTATACGCCATAGCAGAATTAAAACTAGATAACGCCGCTTCAATTTCATCCGCGTTACTTAAATTCCCACAAGTAACGTTTTCGTCGTTTTTTGTTAGTTGCGATTGCAGGGCGGCGCGGATGGTTTGTTTTGTTTTTTCGCCAAGATCATCCATGCGTAGGTTGTTGCTGTCCGCGTAGTTAAAATTATTTTTAGCCGCTTGAATTTCATCTTTTGTCATCTCATTCTCCATTTCAATCGTCATTGGGGTGGGCATTATTTAATAACTTTCAAAATATCACTAGCACACCGTACACAAAACCCAGATCCAAGATAAACAACGCCTGTTTGTTTTATTGAATCGTTAAATTTAATATTGCAGCAACGGCAATTTGTGCATTTTATTTGTTTTATAAATAAACTTTTTATTTTGCCCCACATTTCTCAGCCCCTTCTCTCGCTTTCTCACATCCATTTCCTTTTGCATGGCACTGGAAACAAATATCATGATCATCAAAAGCACATCCTAATTTTTGTTGCACATCTGTGCCTTGCAAAAACCATTCTATATAGTTAACAGCATCCATCAATTCTTCTTGCAAATGCACCAGCTTCTCGCGGGCTGTTGCATTATTGCCTGCCAGCGTTGTTCCGTATTTTTTAATACCTACCGCGCTTCTTGCTTGGAACTTGGTGCACACAGCGTCAACGATTGGGTCTGTCATCACTCACCTCCATCGGCAGAAGGTAAAGGCATCCATGCGGTTGGTTTGCAACACAACGGTGCGTATTCATCTGAACCAGATTGGATAGCAGTAATCCATGTATAGCCGTTCCAAAACGCCTCATTCGCACCCCAATCAGATAAAGTTAAAACATACGTCCCATCCTTCGGCGCACCATCCATGTCGTAATTCCAAACGTGGAGCAGTCCTTTGGTGTAGAGTAAATCAATGGTACTGGCCATGATTGCTTGCTCGTATGCACGGTCGTTATCGCCGCACAATTCCCGTTTCAATTCGTCAAGCGTCATTTTAATCACTCCAAATTTCTTCATCTAATCCGTCAATCCATGTTTGCGCCATATCTGCCGCACCACGTAATTCAGCGGCGTGCTGATCGCTAAATTGATCCATTAATATGGCGCATTGTAACAGGGTCCCTTTAAGAACAAGCAATGCTCCAATTAAATTTGCTTTTTCGATGTTTTCTTTTATCATTTTTATCTCTCCACAAATACGCCAAGCCCAATATATTGTTGTTCTGTATTATCGCTCCACTTAATCCAAGTGCCGTATTCTGCGTGTCCATGAATATCAAAAGCATCTTGAACGCAATCCCAAACAGAAACGGATCGTTTAGCTGTTAACCAACGAATTGCCACTTTTCCGTCGGAAAAAATAACACCTTCAAACTGCGGATCGTCCGGCGAGTTCCTTTGGTTTTCATCGTGCGTATCAGTCGGAACATTTGGTCTATAAACTGTAAATGTTTTCATTTCGTTTCCCCTTTTTGTGCGGCGGTAATAACTTCATCAATTGCCACATCAGTAAAATTTGGTACAAATCTAGATGCGGCATTATCTGCATGTCGTTTTTCGTTAAGGTTTTTTATAACTTCCCTCGGCACCATCACGAAATCCGGATGCTCGCCTTTGCGGAGTTGGGATAACTCGCGAGCGGCTTCCCATGCAAGCTCATGGGACATTTTACCATTTGCAATCGCCTCGTCTAATTCTGTGTTGGTCATTTCTTTACGTTCCTCCCACTCAATATCTATATATAACGGTTTCATAGCAGCGTCAACAATTGGGTCGGTTTCATCTTTAGGAATATTCCGGCAGCTAGGAATATCTGGGCAGCAGGTGCAGTTTATAGATCCTGGTTCAAAATAAAGATTAGTCATTTATCATCTCCATGATTTCATTTTCTGTTTCTTTGCAACAGATTAAACCGCCACTCGTTTTTATTTCGGTCGTGTACAAGACGCTTCCAATTATAAAATGTGGAGTGTGTATGTATTGTATACTATCAACATTAACGTGATATTTTGTTTTATCTTGAGTAACCGTTATGAACTTACGCATTCGGTCTATCCTCCCTATATTTCGCGTTTTCTTCTGCGTATCGTTCTTCACGGCGTATATCGTCAATAAGACAATCTATTGCCCGCACTTGCTCTTCTGCCTCATCGTAAAGCAAAACAAATTCATCATATCCTTCTGTTACCACCATAATCTTTTGGCATACCTGGCGCATATCATTCAGTTTATCTTCATCCGCGCGGGCCATGTAGCCGAGTAGCATTGTTGAAATGTTCATTTTGTTTCTCCTTATATAAACACAATATCACAAGATATTTAACAGTCAATCTACTTTTTTGCTCTATCTAAAAAACGCAATAATATTTCTTGTTGTGTTGCTTTCCCTTGTAAACGCTCGATAACATCTTCTTCAATGGTGTCTTTACCAACGATTGAATAGACATATACAGGTCTGTCGTATCCAGATTGTTTCTGACGTGCAGGTCCAATACGTTCAAGAATTTGCTGATGATGCTCCAGGTTCCATCCGTGTGAGAAATACACAAGAACGTTACCACCATGTTGAAGACTCAACCCATGCCCTGCTGATGCAGGATGAGCGAATAACAACGGTATTTTGCCAGCGTTCCAATCCGTGATGACCTGGGGGTCTTTATCAAGTACACGACCCTTCGGGAAGTGTTTCATCAAACGTTCAAGGTCTGATTTAAATTGATACGACACAAGGATCGGTGATGCTGTCTCCTCGATGATTTCCTCTAGTGCTTTGAGTTTCTCATCATGCAGAACTTCATAACCATCCTCTGTGTAAATTGCACCAGAGGATATTTGTAAGCATTTGATGGTCTTAGACGCAGCGTTAAACGCTTCGATACCCACATCATTGATTTCTGTGTACATCTCTTTCAGCATCTCGTCGTATTTAACACGTGCTTTTGCAGGGAGATCCACGGCTATTGTGGACACGATCGGTAATTCTGTAGGAAAGTAACGGGAAGGATCAATCGACAAACATAGGTCTGCTATGGCGTTTTGTATCTTTGCGGCTGCGCCCTCTTTCGGTTCTAGACTAAACCCGTCGTAAGCAATATTAAAATATGTCTCGGTAAAAATACTGAATGTTCGACCTAACCGTTCACCTTTGTCAAGGAACCACATCTGGCCCCATAAATCTGTAAGATTATTCGGTGAAGGTGTACCGGTAAGGCCAATGAATCGTTTGATCCCTGTAAATGCAACACGACCTAATGCACGTGCTTGCTTACCACCTTGACGTAATCTGAACGACTTGAGCTTCGTCAACTCGTCCGCAACAACCGTTTTGAACGGCCATTTATTACCCAATGTCTCAACAAGCCAAGGTAGGTTCTCGAAATTGATCGTATAGATATCAGCTTCTGTCTCTAACGCTGCTTCGCGCTTTGCTTTCGCACCCGTCATAATTGATACGGTAAGATGTGAGAACTCATCCCACTTCTTAATTTCATCCGGCCAGGTTGTCTGGGCAACACGTAACGGGGCAATGATAAGAACAGGGAATGTGTCCAACGTGTATAAGACAGCCGCAGTCTTGCCAAGACCCATGTTCAGGAACAAAGCAGACCGCGGCTTATCTTTGATCCAGTCGATCGCAATCTTCTGGTATTCTCTGGGAACAAATTTCATTTATGAACTCGTCTACTTGTTCGATTGTGTTGATAACAAACACAGCCGCACCATGTTGTCTCATGCGGCTGTGTTCTCTTACTTGACCTGCTCTTGCTGCTGCGTTAGGACGCTTAATCTCGACAAACCAGACCCCTTTAAAGAAGACCACTCGATCCGGCGCGTGTGATCTGCCGATCCATTTTGTCTTACGGATTTCTCCGCCGAGTTCTTTGACTCGTTTGATGAGGTATTTTTCAACGTAGCTCTCCTTTAAAATTGTCAAGTGCTTCCTCCAATTCTTCGACGGTTCGGTTTAAATCTTCAACAGAGTGTAATATATCGGCAATAAAACTGTTAATGTTACGTGCTGTCTCATAGGTTATATAAACAAGATTTCCCCCGCGGATGCTCGTCTGGTATATAGCTGTGTCTAACTCCACTATAGCTCTATTTAAATCACTCATTTCTTCTCTCCTATATGTTTCAAGATTTCATTACTCATATCAACGTATCTCTGATAATCAACATCATCAGGGAATGTATCCGGAAGGGTCATAAGAGGTCTTCCCCCATCACTCTCCGAAACTTTGTTGCCATTTTTGGCATAACGTATGGGTGTGTCTTCGTTCTTGGCGTAGTACCACCGAACAACTTTCCCCAAATATTCATCATTCTTAACTGCTCCACCTTCGACTTTACGGACAAACAGAAACTTGCGGATATCTTTGCAGGATCTTATCGTTGCCTCAACAGGCGTCTTATTTGTCAAATACTCAATCGCTGCAATCGTCGCAATATCCCCATGCGGGTTCTTCGCAAGGCCGTCTAGGGCATACGCGCCTTTTGTTTTGACTTTGCCATCAACTTTCACGTTGATGTAACTATTGACATCGCGGTTGTGGACCGATGAGTAATCGGTGTTCTCTAACTGCATACCCGTCAAATCTTGCCAAGCGTTGATAACTTCTTTCGCTGTGTCAGTATCCCCTGCATCGTACCACGCGACAATCCCGTCCGTGTTCGCGCTGACAATACGTATCCCTTGTTTTTCCAACATATCAATCAGTAACATCAAACTAAGTTGACCTGTCAGTGTCACATTGATTAACATATCCGGCGAATAGAATATGGACCACTTGCTCCCTAGCTTCCCGAACGTGCCGTTAAGGGTAATTTTCATAACATCTGATCGTGTCTTATCTCCACGTTTTTTAGCCGCTAATCGTTCTTTGTAGATGTCACTGTAAATACGCAGGAAAGCTGTGCCAAGATGCTCCGGATAATACCCGTTGATAATAATCAATGACGGGTAGTAGCTCGCAACGTCGAGATCTTGAAGCACCTCCCAGTCAAGAGGATTCACTGTCAAACATTCCTCTGTGCTGTGCAATCCCCCAATACCCATGCGGTAATTACCTTCACCAATTGTAACAATTTTGTTTTTCAAGTAATCAGGCATCACAACAGATCCGTTGGAATCAAGAACAAATGTCAGTTTCTCAATCGCATCAACAAGCCCGTTTAGTTTACCTTTTAGATATTTAGGGGCCTTGTATCTAAAACTATAATTCTCATCAAGATCTGGCCGCTTGGCGTACACGTTGTATTTCTCACGCAAGATTGTCTTGATGACGGCTTCGGCGATCTGTGCATCCGACTTACTGCGTAAATCAATCCCGTACGTACGACTCATGTCCTCACGTAAAGTGATCTGCGGCATTAGGTAATTGTATAAATCCAAAGTTGTCTGCAAATCATTCGTACAATACTCCCTAACGATATCCATCTGTTCATCGGTGAGCAATGTATCAATGTCATACGGCAGATCCCACAACGTCTTGCTGTGTAATCTCGCGCCATAAACTTTTAAACTTCCCATACCTGGGGCAACTTCGATTAGATCAATCATATCAACGCGGGGCAACTTAACACTGTATCGGTCTTCAAATTCCCACGGCATCAATCGAAACTTAATAATGCTGTCAGACACTTCTTTCAGGTCTAATCCACCCTTGAGAGCGGCTGACAGCATTAAGATATCGTACTTCGCACAATTGAAGCCCACAAGTTTATACTTGATAAGGATTTTCTTGATCCCTAAGAAATCAAGATTCACACCCTCACGTTGCTCAAACGATTTAACTTTACCGCTCTCAACGTCCATGAACGATACAAGAAAATAATTCCTGTAGCACTCAATATCAAATATAGCTGTGGGCTTCATGATTAGATCAGTTCTTCGTCATCTTCAATTACAATTTCTTCAAAGTCTGAATCAGTTGGTTGAGCACCACCTGACAGTTTATCACCGTCTTTAAAGAATTGAATCGCCAATAATTGAGTACGGATACCTTCATAAGGTGAACCCTGCGCCCAAATGTCAACCGACACGTTGCAATAGCAACCGGGATAAATTTTTGCGTCAGCTTCCGTTAAAGGTGACTTGTCGCGATCAATCACAACAGGGCGACCTGATGCTTCTTTACGTTTAGCTGACAAGATGTTGACATCGGGACGATCAAAGTTTTCTCCGTCTTTATAGGAAAACTTCTGAGTATTTGGACGTAACACTTTTAATTTCTTAGCTGCGTCATCTCCGAACTTCTCAGCAGCAACCGCTTTAATGGCCGCTTCGATTGCTTTGTCGTTTTCAGATCCTTTTTCCACTAACAAATCAACACCATACGCTGGGTCTTGATCAGGATATTTAGCAGACTTAGTTGCCCGAAACAAATTCGGGTAGTTCACTCTTACGTTTTTCAATAGTACTTTCATTTTACATGTCCTCTGTTTCGAAATCACTTGTGGAATCAGGCACAAGCACCTGTTTCGCAGGAGCACGTTCAATCAATTGATCGAGTTCCTGCCAAATTTCTTCATGTTTCTTACGCGGTAGTTTCTTCTCAACTTCGCTCGGTGTCAACATAACTTTTTTATACGTAACGTCTTCGGGTAATGGTAACTCATCAGTTGTCCATTTGCGATTACCCTTGCGTCCATCTTTCAATGTGAATCCAGGGATGTCTTTTCCTTCCTTGGCACACATTACCGCCGCTTCTTCAACAGCTTCTAACCAGTTCAACATAAGACGTTTCTGCGATAACACTTTTGCAAACGTATCAGGTGTAGCCTTGACGTGATGCTCATCAAACAATTTCATCATATCATTATTAAGTTCCATACAGAAGCCCCTCGCAGGACACCATTGACAATGACTCCCTGACTTCAAATATGACCCGACATCATCAATCCCTGCTGCCACTTGCCGTGCAGAGTTGTAGATCTTTGCGGTCATATCGTAGATGTCGCTCGGCACCTCCCACACGTCAACCCAATCAATACGTGGTTGATGGATGTGACAATAGATTTTTGGTTTTTTACCTTTGAAAAACTTATACTTGGCACCCATGGCATACAAAAATAATTGCATGTTATTTTGCGCTGACACCTTCGTCATGCCGTATTTAAAATCAACAATGTGAAGTTCATTATCCCCCACGATTACAATGTCAGATGTCCCAAAGCTATCTGGCTCACCTTGTATCTCACTGATTCCCGTGACCCATGAATAGTCAAGTTTCAATTCTGAATGTAATGTGCCGGGGATTGATTTCACATATCCAACAAAATCTAAACAATGTTGAAACATTGCCTCATCATTTAATTCAATCTGCCCACCGGACAACAATGATTCAACGATTCCGTGTGCCTTCGTCCCTTCTGTCGCCGCGTCCGAGTCAAGTTTTTCAACGTTGAGTGACATGCCGACCGATCCAGGGCACTCCATCCAACGATGTGCGGCTGATGCTGATAAATGTGAATGTTTCATTTTTTTGTATCTCCTGATATTTTTCATCTTGACACACGGACACAACACGTGTCAAGATGAAAA